TACCAATAGTTAGATCGTTTGATGATGATGAACGTCAACGTGCTAAAGAAAGAGCTAAGGCAAATAATGTTTACCGTTGAGTTTGAGCATGATGCATCTATCATTAGAACGATGGATGAGTCTGCTATTTTTGAAGACATAGAAGTTATTATAGGTGATGAAGGTGTAGTTTATATGCGACAGTATGAGGAAGCTGAAAAATCTTATCAAATGTTAATGTTGACATATCAACAATTACTTGATATTGCTGCATCCATAAGGACACCAGAGGGAATGCACAAGATTGTGCGAGGAGAAAAGATACATGATGGAACTAGCATTAGTAAAAACTCTGTTAAGTAGAGAGTTTTATGATCAGCATAAAGGGATACGCTGCCCTGATAAGATCTTCACTAAAGATGTACGCAAGATTAAACAAGCGTTAGAGACAGCTATGGAAACATACGAGGGTGACCTTACAGTGTCAGACCTACATGCTGTATTCAATAGAGTAAACGCAAGCATGACCACCGCTACACGTACAGCCTACGAGGACCTGTTCAAGCGTATCGAGATAGCTGAACCTATCAAGGGTGAGATAGCAGAGGACACATTGTCGCAGTTGTTTCAGCAGCATGTCGGTGACCTCGTAGCTAACCTTGGCTTTGACTTTGTGAATGGTGCAGCCAATAGTCTTGAACCTTTACGTCAACTATTAGAGGAATACAAAGATGACTTTACTCCAAATCTTCGTGTCGAGTGGGATGATCATAGTCTTGATACTGTCCTTGATGCAACGGCACTTGAATCGAAATGGCATTTTAACATATCCAGTCTGGCTCGTAGGGTGGAGGGTATCAGTGGTGGTCATCTTATCTTGGTTGGTGCTCGTCCTAATACTGGTAAGACTAGCTTTCATGCCTCACTTGTAGCAGCAGACGGTGGCTTTGCTCATCAAGGTGCAAAGGTTACAGTGTTGTGCAATGAAGAAGCTTACACACGTGTAGCTGCACGATACATCAGTGCCTCGTCTAACATGACAATGACTGAGGTACGTACCAACAAGGCACTGGCTAACAAGAGATATCACCCTGTGTCAGAAAATATACAGTTCAAGGACAGTACAGGTAAGGGTATGGACTGGGTTGAATCAGTAGTAAAGTATGAACGTCCTGACATTCTAATCCTGGATATGGGTGACAAGTTTGCCGACATCAAGTCAGAACGATCAGACATAACACTCAAGGCAGCAGCTATCCATGCACGTAACATAGCCAAGCAGTATGACTGTGCTGTGATATGGATGTCTCAGCTATCAGCAGAGGCAGAGGGGAGGGCTGACCTGAACCAAGCTATGATGGAAGGTAGTAAGACAGGCAAGGCAGCAGAGGCTGACCTGATGGTACTCATTGGTAAGACACAACAAGCGGAAGGAGAAGAAGAAGATCCAATCAGATACTTAAATATAGCAAAGAACAAACTGAATGGCTACCAAGGTAAGATTACTTGTGTGCTTGACGGTTCAAGATCCGTGTACTCAGCATGAGACTAGTGCTAGATGTAGAGAATACGACAACAAAGCGTGATGATAAGTTACACCTTGATCCTTTTGAACCTGACAACTATCTAGTACAGGTAGGTTATCTTGATGCTGATGATCCTGAAGCTTCACTTACTATCAAGACACTAGATCACAATGAATCAAAAGATGACACAGGCTTTCAACGATTAGACATACAGTGGACACTAGACAATACCAAGCTACTGATTATGCACAACGCACAGCACGACTTGATGTGGCTGTGGGAGTGTGGGTACAGATATGACGGAGACATCTATGACACTATGCTTGGTGAGTATATACTAGATCGTGGGCAGAGAAGAGGACTAAGCCTTGAGGCATGTGCAGAACGTAGGCAGTTAACATTTAAGAAGCAAGACACACTAAAGAAATACTTTAAGGAAGGAAAGAACACAAATGAAATACCTTATGAGGAGCTTTGTGATTATCTCAAGTATGATTTGCTTGCTACTTGCGAGTTGTTCCATGCCCAAGAAAAAGATTACAGCAAACCCGATGCCACCTCTCTCAATACCATTAAACGTGTTACCTTCCGAACCTGCAAAACCCTTACAGAAATCTATATGGCAGGGTTCAAAGTCGATCTTCAAGAGTTGGAGCGAGTAGCAAAGGAGTACGAAAATGAGAAAGCTGAGATCGAAGCACGTCTGCAAAAGAAAGTCAGGGAAGTTATGGGCGACACTCCGATCAACCTTCGGTCACCTGAGCAGAAATCGCAAGTCCTCTTTAGTAGAAGGGTACATGACAAGAAGGAATGGGCTGATCTGTTCGAGTTCACACAAACACAAGAAGAGTTTAAGGATGCCGTTGCAGCCAACTCCTCACCGATCTACAGGACAACGGCTTACACCTGCACAAGTTGCGAAGGGCAGGGTAAGATATTCAGAGTTAAGAAAGATGGAACAAAGTTTGCAAGAGCTAATAGATGCAAGGATTGTGATGCACAAGGATACAGACTAAAGAACACACAACAGGTAGCAGGACTACGCTTTACTGCACCAAGCAAGAAGTGGGTTAGTGCTAATGGATTTAACACAGGTAAGGATGAGCTAGATGTACTATCTTCAACTGCTAAACAAAATAGAATGGACGAAGCTATCAGTTTCATTTCTGATCTTAAACGTCACAATGCTATCTCTTCTTATCTATCTTCTTTTGTCAACGGAATACGAGCATACACAAAAGACAGTGGATTCCTGCACGTTGGACTTACTCAAAGTATTACAGCAACAGGACGTTTCAGTGGTAGAAATCCCAACATGCAGAACATGCCAAGAGGAACTACATTCCCAGTAAAAAGAGTATTTGTATCAAGATTTGACAACGGATTAATTATGGAGGCCGACTTTGCACAACTCGAGTTTAGGACAGCAGCGTTCCTGGCACAGGATGAAACAGCGATGCAAGAGATTTCAACTGGTTTCGATGTACATGCTTACACAGCAAAAGTTATTACTGATGCAGGGCAACCAACATCACGTCAAGCAGCTAAAGAACACACGTTTGCACCCCTCTTTGGGGCAAGCGGTTATGGACGTACAAAAGCTGAAGCTACCTACTACACACACTTCAATGCTAAGTACAAAGGCATAGCTAACTGGCACAAGAACCTAGCTGATGAAGCACTACGCTTTATGAAAATAACAAACATATCAGGTAGGCAGTATGCTTTTCCTGATGTGACAAGACGACACAGTGGCTTACCAACGCACTTCACTATGATAAAGAACTATCCAGTGCAGGGCTTCGCTACTGGTGATGTAGTACCAGTGGTACTTAATGAAATGCATGAACGTTTGCGACATATGAAGTCGTGTTTAGTCAATACTGTACACGATTCTATGGTGGTTGACGTACACCCTGACGAGAAAGACTTAGTATTGTCAATGGTGTGGACTATGAACCAAGACTTAAACAAAATAATAGAGGAGACATACGGAATAAAGATGAACGTGCCTATGCTTTTAGAAGCGAAAATAGGTAAAAACTGGCTTGACACAGTTGATATATAGTGTATAACTAAGACTCTTTGACTCTATAGAAAAGGATATAGAATGAGCAATGAACTAGCAGTAGCAACAGAACGTGGTCAATCAATGGCTGAACTAATGGGTGTGTCTATCAAGACAAGTAACGCAGACTTCACCCCGTCAATATCACGTTTAGGAATGTTGCATCAACCTATCATGGGTGAGGTAGATCTCAATGGTAAGATGATAAAGACAGAGGTAGTACCAGTAGGTGCATTCACCCTAAAGACAGGTGATGATATAGTCTACAGTAATGGTGTTACAGTTCGTGTCTTTGCCCAACGCAATCAGTGGCAGAGATGGAACAGTGATACAGAAGAGATGGAAAAGTCTGTGATGTCCAACACACTTAACGGTGACTTGAAGGACAGCATTGGTGGATTCAACTTAGGTAGACCATCAGGTTACATCGAAGACTTCAACTCACTACCTGATGCAACCAAGCAACTGATGCGATCAGTCAAGCGTGTCGTGGTGTACTACGGTACAGTTTCATTGGACAGCCCTATGAATGAAAAGGGTGAGCCAGTAGAAGCTGCAGCAAGTATGCCATTTGTCATGGATGTAAAGAACCGTGATAGCTTGAAGAGTATCAATGGTGTGATGGGTAACTTCAAGAAGAAGAACATGTTACCTATCATGTCTACCATCAAGCTAGAAGGTATTGAAGATAGTATACCTACTGGTGCTAAGTTTGGTAAGATACAAGCAAACACTGGTGATGCTGTTGAACTTGCGAGTGAAGACAACGACACACTCAAAGACTTCTTAGAACTTATTGAGTTTAGCAATGGTAAGATACTAGACCTACACCATGATCGTGCTAAAGGACATGCTGATCAAGATGCAGAACTTGTCGGTGAGATACTCAACAATGACTTCGTAGAGGTGGATGAGTAATGAATCACCCTGCTGAACTACAAGTCTTTAGCTACTTGCAAAAGGCTATGAAGGGTGAGGCTACAATGACAGAGGAGGTGACCGACTTGGTTGCCTCCGATGTTAAGGCTGCTATGGATAAGCAGTTCAACTCTCCACCCCGTGATGCTTTTAAGTTACGTATGTCTAACATAGGCAGACCTAAGTGCCAGTTGTGGTTTGATAAGAATAAACCTGAAGACAAAGTACCATTACCACCACACTTCCTGATGAACATGATACTAGGTGACATAGTAGAAGCTGTGTTCAAAGGGTTGCTACGTGCAGCAGGTGCTGAGTTCAAAGACAATGACAATGTTACACTCAAGTTAGCTGATGGACAAGAGATTAATGGTGAGTACGATATGGAGATGGACGGAAAGATAGATGATGTAAAGTCTGCATCACCTTGGTCCTATCAAAATAAGTTTGACTCATTCGAATCTTTACAGAAGGGTGATGGCTTCGGTTATATACCTCAATTAGTTGGATACTCTAAGGCCGCAGGAAAAGAAGTAGGCGGTTGGTGGGTGGTCAACAAAGGCAACGGTGAGTTTAAGTATGTCAGTGCTTCGGAGGTTGACTCTGATAAGGTAATAGAAGACATCCAAGAAACGGTAAATTATATAGACAACGATGAGCCATTTGAAAGATGTTTTAAAGCTGTACCTGAGACATTCTATAAGAAAAAAACAGGAAACCTTGTACTTAGTAGCTCGTGTAAATTTTGCAGTCACAAATATAAATGTTGGAACAGTTTAAAGACACAACCTTCAAGGGTATCTAAAGCCAAGAACCCACCTGAAGTGGATTATATATTTATAGGTGACGGTATTGATACGTAGACATAACAAAAGAGTATATCGTAGCGGTCTTGAACAAGAGGCTGCTGCGTTTCTAAAGACTAGACAGAAGAAGGTAGAGTATGAGAAGATAAAGATAGAGTGGGAAGACTTACGCTATCGTACATACACTCCAGACTTTGAGCTAGACAACGGTATCATAATAGAAACAAAAGGATTATTTAGTTCTGCAGATAGAAAGAAACATGTTGAAATACAAAGACAACACCCTAAGTTAGATATAAGGTTTGTATTTAGTAACGCTAAACAAAGACTATACAAAGGAGCTAAGTCTAGGTACTGTGACTGGTGTGATCAGAAGAACTTCAAGTGGGCGCATCGTGTAATACCTGAAGAATGGCTAACAGAAAAAGGCAAGCGCATGAAAGAACAGCGTGTCATAGTTAAAAGGAGAACCTGATGGGTCACGAAATAGAAGAAGATGAAGTTGCTATAATAGTAAAGCCTGAGTTAAATGAAGATGGCGAGTGGGATGGTACTATAAAGACTGGACTAGTGTTTGGTGAAAGTAAAAACCCTGTAGCTACAAGAGCAGCTATGGACTTAGCTTTGACTATGGCAGCAACTACTAATGTGCTAGATGATTATCCAGAAATATTTGATTACTACGATGAAGCCAGGGTAGACTTAATAAAAGAGATGTTCCCTAAAGAGTTTGCTGAATCAGCACTTGCAATAGACGAAGAAATGGACTATACCACAGATGGTAACGTAATCAAGTTAACCAAGTGGACAAAGACGTTAGGTGAAGCATGAGTGATTTAGTAAACAACCCACCACATTACAACCAAGCAGGTATAGAATGCATTGATGCTATCCTTGCTGCAACTAACCACAACAAAGAAGGATACCTACAAGGTAACATACTGAAGTATGTATGGAGGTACGACTACAAGAATGGATTAGAAGATTTGCAAAAGGCACAGTGGTATTTAAACAAACTCATAGAGGTATATAAAGAGAAGCACAAATGATACGTAAGTTTAGTGTGACATATATGATGGAGGTTGATGAAGATAACAACTTCCTATCAGCCCACCAAGAAGGGCATATAGAAGACGTACATGATTTGATAAGTAACATCATGCATGACGTAGATGATATTAGAATACACAACCTAAATATAAAGGAGAGATGATGGACTTTAATGAATACCAAAAGGAAGCTGTAAAGACTGCTATATATACTGACCCTATCATATACCCTGCTTTGGGTTTAGGTAATGAGGCAGGTGAGGTGCAGGGTAAAGTCAAGAAGATGTTACGTGATGATACGTTTGACAAACCTGCTATAGCTGCAGAGATAGGTGATGTGTTGTGGTATATAGCTGCACTGTGTCGTGACCTAGAAGTAAGCATGGATGATATTGCTACAGGTAACCTAGCTAAACTAAAGAGTAGACAAGAACGTGGAACTATACAAGGAAGTGGAGACAATAGATGATTGACCCCTCTATGACAGAAATTTATAAAGGCATGTTCATATTGTTATGTGTAATAGTAGGAGCCATATGGGTATTTACAAGGGATTACAAATGAACTATTGTGATATGAAAGGTTTGATATGGCCTTTCCTTTTTTGTGTATTCGTTATAATAATATTACCAGTGTTACTGGTAGACAATAAGAAGTACTGTAAACAAAGCATCGTTCCATGTTACCCTTGGAACAACGGAGGATTAAATGAGTAACTTACTACCAACAGACTATCAGAGTTTTATACACCAGTCACGCTATGCCAAGTACATAGATGGCAAAGGCCGTGAGTCATGGGCAGAGACAGTAGGACGCTACATGGATAATGTAGTACGTCCAAAGCTAGGCAACGATTCGTGGAGCAATGAGATAGAGCAAGCTATACTTAGCTTAGATGTAATGCCAAGCATGAGAGCCATGATGACTAGTGGTGCTGCGTTGGACAGAGATAACACAGCAGGATATAACTGCTCATACCTACCTGTCGATGACCCTAAGTCTTTTGATGAGGCCATGTTTATCTTACTCTGCGGTACAGGCGTAGGCTTCAGCGTTGAGCGTCAGTTTGTGCAGCAGCTACCAGAGATACCTGATTTGTTTGACAGTGAGACTACCATTGTAGTTAAGGATAGCAAAGAGGGTTGGGCTAAGTCTTTCCGTCAGCTACTAGCATTACTATGGGCAGGTGAGATACCTAAGTGGGACATTACTCGTGTACGTCCTGCAGGTGCTAGGCTCAAGACATTTGGTGGTAGAGCCAGTGGTCCTGGACCTCTTGTCGAGTTGTTTAACTTCTCAGTTAACACGTTCAAGAATGCACAAGGACGTAAGCTTACCTCTATGGAATGCCATGACTTGATGTGTTTCATTGGACAGATAGTTGTAGTAGGTGGTGTACGTAGGTCAGCCATGATTAGTTTGTCTAACCTAAGTGATGATCGTATGCGTCACGCTAAGTCAGGACAGTGGTGGGAGACAGCACCACACAGAGCATTGGCTAACAACTCTGTATCATACACAGAGAAGCCAGACATAGAAACATTCATGCGTGAGTGGACAGCATTAGTAGAGAGTAAGTCAGGTGAGAGAGGTATCTTTAATCGTGAAGCATCTAAAGCACAGGCTGCTAAGTATGGTAGGCGTGACCCTGACTGGCAGTTCGGAACTAATCCATGCAGTGAGATTATACTTAGACCCTACCAGTTTTGCAATCTTACGGAAGTTGTTGTTCGTGCCACTGATACGGTTAAAGACTTGGAGCGTAAAGTCAAAGTCGCCACAATACTTGGGACAATCCAAAGCTCGTACACAAAGTTTCCTTACTTGCGGAAAGTGTGGCAACGTAATACGGAAGAAGAGAGATTGCTTGGTGTGTCGCTAACAGGTATAATGGACAACCCATTGATGACTGCAGTTAACTCTAACTTGGAGAAGACACTTGATAACTTACGAAATGTCGCACTGGCTACTAATCATGAATACGCTGACTTGCTTGATATACCTCAGTCTGCTGCTATTACCTGCGTCAAACCTTCGGGTACTGTCTCGCAGTTGGTGGACAGTGCCAGTGGTATACATGCTCGTCACTCTCCATATTACATCCGTACTGTACGAGGTGATAATAAAGATCCCCTCACACAGTTTATGATAGACAATGGTGTACCTAACGAGCCATGTGTATTCAAGGGTGACACTACAACTGTGTTCAGCTTTCCTGTACGATCACCAGAGAATGCTATAACACGCAACGACATGACTGCTATTGAACAGCTAGAGACTTGGCTCACTTACCAACGCCATTGGTGTGAGCATAAGCCCTCAGTTACAATATCAGTACGTGATGATGAATGGCTTGATGTGGGAGCCTTTGTCTATAAACACTTTGACGAAATGTCAGGTGTATCTTTCCTACCACACTCAGACCATACCTATCAGCAAGCTCCTTATCAAGACTGCAGCAAGGAAGAGTATGAAGATTTACTCAAGACCATGCCGAAAAAGATTGACTGGAACAAACTTTCAGAGTATGAACAAGAAGACAACACGAAGTCGAGTCAAACTTTTGCTTGCTCTGGTGACGTGTGTGAAGTAGTAGATATAACATAAGGAATAAAATATGGAAATAGCAGCAACAGCAATAATAGTTTTCTTTGCTACATTTAGTGTGACAGAGAAGTATCTTGAGCCTTGGCTTGAGGATAAAGTAGAACAGTATTACGAAGCAAAGGAATAGTATATGGATTGGGTTTTAGTAGCACTCTTTATATTTAATGGAGAGCCATTGATTATGAGTGACAACATCTTATATGAAAACGAAGAGCAGTGTAGTTATGCTGCATCTAAACGCAGAGAATATTTAGAGGCTACTAGACCTAAATCTATGTGGGAAGCAGATTATTGGGTATGGTGTACTCAAGTACCAAAAGAAGTATAGAAGGAAATACAGAATGACTTTATTAAAAAACTTAGAAGTAAATCCTAGAACAGGTAAAAATAAATATTACGACCCTAATAATAGTTACGAAATACAAAAGGAAAGAAATATAAAAAGTAATGCTAAACGTATGTACGTAAATGGTAAGTACATTGAAGAAACACACCCATTACATAAGCCAGGGAGGTACAAAACTTTTAATGACGCAGCCTTTGCAGGTACGTATAAGATAGACTCTATTAAGGAAGGATATGTTTATGCTATAACTAATCCTGCTTGGTCTGGGTGGGTTAAGATAGGTATGGCTATTGATGCTGACGATAGATGTAATGGCTATCAGACTAGCAGTCCTTTCAGAGACTACGTACTAGAACATATTATCGTAACTAAAAATAGACGTAAGACAGAAGCTGAAGCACACAAAGCAGCAAGCAAGTTAGCAACCAGTAGAAATGGTGAATGGTTTAATCTAGGTGTGGAAGAAGCTAAGAAGGTATTAGATAACTGTTCTACTACAGATAAACCAGTAAGCAAAACAAAAGAGCAGAAACAATCTGCCATACAGGATCTATTTACTTATGCAGAAGTTAGAACTTGAAGCTAAGAAGTGGATGGAGACTAAACGTAAAGGCAAAATAATATGCCCTAAGTGTGACACCGAAATGATACAAGGTGGTGATCACGATGCAGAAGATGATTTCATATGTAGCAACTTTAGTTGCAATACTTGTGATACATTCTTACTGTTATACTGGAAATGAAAAGGGCCGCTAAATGCGGCCCCTTACTTTAGATGTCTGCTGCTTCCTCATATATCTCTTCGAGGTATTCTATGTACTCCATAAATATGTCTAACTCTACATAGTTGAAGTCTTCTATACTACCCTGTATTCCGTACTGCTCTTTCATTAGTTTAAGAGCTTCACTTCTTATTTCTTTGTTACCTTTTAAACTAGCCTTGGATGCTAGTCGTAACCTCTCAGGCTCTTCTCCTAAGTAACCTGATGCCATCTCTTCACGTATATACTTCTTAGAGTCTGCTAGTACAGTCTTCAGCATCTTACGTCTACCTGTAAGGCTTGCCTCTTTAAACTCAGGTGTCTCTATAAGCATACTAGTCTGCTGCTCTAAGATAGGAGCTATGAAACCATTGAATGCTTTGTCATATGCAGGTATCTTAGTTCTCTCTGATGCAGTCCAAGGAAACATCTCTGACATAGAGTAAGCTTTCTCTGTAGCTGTACGTCCTGGCTTGACAGTTATACCAAAGATCCTAGCAAAAGGATTAGGATCATATACGTCACCCTCTCTGGATGCTACCTGCAAGTCTTCGCCTGTGATAGCGTCTGTCTTGTCAATGAAAGCTTCTAGTATATTGTCTATATATTTTGTAGCAGACTGTGTGAATACATTTGCACCATCAGCTTGACGTACATCTTTAGCACCATCAGTACCCATAGCAAAGCCTATGGTTTTGTTTACTGCGTCTAGTGGCCTAGTAAAACCTGCTGCAAAGTTACCTGTCACTTTATATAGAGCATCAATAGAAGCTCCACGTGATGCACCATCAGCATTTATAAATGTATCTAGTAGATTGTTTATGTCATTACCAAACTGTGCGTCACGAGCAAGTTGTCCTACACCTACCTGAGTACCTATCTCTTGTAGTAACTCTCGTGGTACGTCCTCACCATTACGCTTCATGTTCATTATACGTCCTGCTGCCAGGAACACTGAGAACGGAAATGTATTCTTAGCATCTATAACAGTGCCACCGCCTACTTCTACATCATATACACCAAGACCTTTCTCACGTCTTTCTGTATCGTAGTTCATAGACATTACCAACGCTGTTGTACCTACACTCATACGAGCAAATAGTTCGCCCTCTGTAACATCTGGTCCTTCTCTTTTTAGAGTACGGTTCATAAACTTATAGACTACTTCTGGTGCAGCAAAAGGTGACCACTGATAGGTGGTAGCTACAACGTTGTTAAAGAACCTACCAAAAGGTAAGATAGTGCCTAGCACAGGTGTGTTAGATATTGACTCTACAAACTTAGCTGTAGTTCTCAATAGCTCTGGTTGATCTTTAGATGTGTAGTCTTTAGCAAACACAGACTTCAGTGTACCGTCTAACGCACCCTGTAAAGCTACTTCATCAATTATATTTTCATCCATTAACATAGCTTGTTTTAATGTAGTACCTTTCTGTAAACGTAGATACTTGTCAAGCTCTGTCATAAACATCTGTGACTTAGTGAAGCTGTCCTGTATACGTACACCAGTAACTTTACTTGCTGCATTAGCCATAGCTTCTACATTTCTAAACACGGGGTTAGCAGGGTCTATACCATAACGATCTGCTGTAGCTTCTACACCACCTGCCATAGTCTCAAACAAAGTCTTTCTTACGTCATCGTTCTTGTCTAAGAAGTTCATGTATGCGTCATGTGTAGTGTAAGGATCAAGAAGGTTACGCATCTTCTGTCCTTGTATCATAGTTAAGGCACGAGCTTGTCTAAATGACTCCTGCGCTCCTGCTCTATTTACTGCTAGTTGTCCTAGCCCTTTAGTCATTAACGCTGTAGAGTTAAACAAGTCAGCCATAGTCTGACCTACATAGAACTGTGCAAAACCTGCAACGTTAACTGCTGTGGTAGCAGGAGAGGATACAAGTAAGCGTTTCCACACAGACTGACCATAGCGAAATGTATCAGATGCTTCAGCTTTGCGTAGCTCTTTACCTATAGCTTCTTTAGCTTCTACTTCATCAAGCGTCCTGGCAAGTTTGTCACTAGATGCAATAATGCCTGAGTCTAGTGTCTTACGAACCTGAGACATAACATTAAGAGTTTTACCTGCTTCGTTAATCTTCTTAGCAAGTAAGTCGCCCAGCGCAGTTCTGTCTTCAGTTAACTCACCTATCTGTATGCCTGTGTATTTCTGCATCTCTTTGTTGATACGAGCAAGTTCTTCATCTGGTAGAAACCTAGCTACGTTTGTCATAACATCAGAGATGTGTTTCTCACGTCCTAGTCTATATCCTGTGTCTTTAAATATCTTAGCTAGACCACCCTTGTTATCCTCACCTAGCATGATGTTCTTAACAAGATCTGCTGGCATAGCGTCTTGTGTGAAAGATCCACCTCTTTCCACCTTGGCGTTCCATGCCTCAATCTCTTTGAGCATTACGCTACCAGCTTCTTTAGATTCTTTTCCTGTAAAGATAGGAGACATCTCTGCGATAACATTGTTAGAGACTTTTTCTAGTTCATCACCTGTATCTTCGAAGCCTGATGCACCACGAAACTTACCAAAGCCTAACTGTGCAGCACCTGCCACACCACCAAGCAATGATGAAAAGCCTGTCTGTATAGCACTGTAGCTTTCTTGCGCTCCTGCTTCTAGCATTACGTTCTGTGCCATTATGTCTTGTAACACAGCAGCACCAGCATCCAACGCTATAGTTTGTTTCAGTGATCTAGTAGCAGCAGTTTCGAATAGATCTTTCTGCTTTTGCTTCATAGCATTCTTAGCTACGGCTCTACGTCCTTCTTGACTGACACGCTTTGCTACATCACCGTATAGTCTACCTGCTTGCTTGCTAGTCATACCTTGTTGTATAGCTCTACGTGCAGCCTCTACACCTGCTCTTTCAGCAGCTTCTTTAGCAGCCTGTTTTGTAGCACCACTCGTTAGTGCTTCTTTACCAGCTTGACGTACAGCAGCTTTTATAGCTTGCTTACCTGTTAGAGATACACCTGCAGCAGCAGCCCTACCTACACCACCAGTAATTAAACCTAAGTAGTTTGTCGGGTCTGTAGCTGCAGCAAAGACGTAATCTTTTACACCACCAACAGCACCCATGACACCATCATTGACAAACACATTGCCTAGTTGATCATAGATCTGATATGCTTTCTTGGCTTTGTCTTTACGTACATCATCTGCTTTACTGATGAAACGAACTTCACCTGCAGTAGAAACAGTGTTAGCATTGAAGTAACGCATATGGTCAACGAAGTCTTCTACAACTTCATCTGCGTCTAAGTCTTTGTAGTCAACACCCTTACGCTCTACCATGTAATCACGAATAGGGTTTAGGTATTGGTATCTTTTTAAATCGTTCTTTTTTAAAGTTTTGCCTGGGTCAAGAATAAACTCTTCTTCTGCCATTTCTTCAGGTTCAACTTCAGGATCGAAACCTGATTGTTGGTCCCACTTTAGTAACTCATAGTAGTCCATTATTATTCACCTACTTGGTAACGTTCTAGTATTCTTGTAGTTAGTTTTCTTGCTTTTTCCTCACCC